GAGCAGGAGCGCGAAGACATCGAGCAGGCAGAATATAATGCAAGGTGGAGCCGAAACAGAGATGAACGAGATGCACTGATCGAGGAGGTCAGGGACAGGATCAGAGGGAAGTCTCTCCGGATCCGGATCGAGGGGATGATCTGCATCGTGCGGCTTTGGTGGAAGTACAGGAAGATCGTGGAGGAATAAGACAGGAGATGACCGGGAAAGAGTTCCTTCGGTGCGTGCGTGAAGCGAGAGGCACGATCGAGGCGCTGAAAGAGAAGCAGGACGCGATCGAGTCGTCACTGACAGGGAAGGCGATCAGATGGGATCCGAACAGAGTACAGACATCGGGAGCGAGGGATGCGATGTTCGAGAACATTCCGGAGGTGGTAGACCTTCAGACGCAGATCGAGAAGGAGATCGCCGCACTCGCACAGCGGGAGGCACTGGTACTCAAACTGACACAGCGCATCGGGAAGTGGAGCTACAGAACGGTCATCATCTACTACTACATGCAGGGACTCACACTCGAGGCGACGGCGGACCGGATGGGAAAGTCGTACACGTGGATATGCACAACAATCAGACAGGCAGAGAAAGAGTTTGAAAAGTTGTGGGAAGTGTATAGAAGTGAACATCCGAACTGCGGTACAGTCTAATCGGGCATGGTTGAGAAGACTGCATGATAGACCTCCTAAAGCTTCCCGGGGACGCTGAGTCCCTGGGATTTTTATTACATGGCAAAAGGATTTGCGAAGAAGTTCTACGCGTCGGACGCATGGCATAGATGCCGCGACGGATACATCGCGGAACGTGTGAAGATCGACGGCGGCATGTGCGAGATGTGTCACCGGGTCCCGGGAGAAGAAGTGCATCACGTAAAGATGCTGACGCCTGGGAATATTCAGGATCCGGAGATCTCCCTGAATTGGGATAACCTGATGTACCTGTGTCGGGACTGTCACTTCAAGGTTCACAGGGAACTGATCCTGAAGGGATTCGAGCGGAAGAGCAGACAGCACATTCTGAACGACAGAGGATTCTACTTCGACAGAGACGGAAGGCTGAAGCGCATGAAGGTATCGATCATCTACGGATCACCGGGGAGCGGCAAGACAACCTACGTCCGGGAGCACATGGAAGACTCGGACCTTGTGGTCGAGCTGGATCAGATCGAGTACGCGCTCGGCTATCGCAGGATGGGCTGCAGCAATCTGCTCCCGCTGGCGCTGAGGATCCGCGACATGATCTACCAGCTGATCGAGGACAGAGATCCTGTCATAGACTGCAGACACGTGTGGATCGTGGCGACGCTCCCGAAGAAGTCGGACCGCGAAGAGTTGGCGAAGAGAGTGAAGGCCGATGAGCTGCATCTCTGCGAGGCAACGCAGGCAGAGTGCGAGGACCGCGTGAGGAAGGACGAAGGCAGGCAGGACAAACAGATCGAACTCGCGATCATCGAGAAGTGGTTTGAGGATTACGAGTCGTGAATTGAAAAAATATTCCGGATAGCGCGGAAAGCGCAGACGCCTGACTCCCCCCTGTTTTGATTTTAGGAGTCCCGAACTCCTCACCGATGCCGACCTGACTTTTTTGTAGCTGAGTGGTGCGCGTGTGAGGGGTGTAGATTTCAGGACAGGTGTTCGAATTTATTCGAATATAGGGCGAAAATGAAGAAGGCGAAAAAATCTACAAGAATTAACCGGGAAATCAAAAGGATTTATGCAATTTTGGGAACCGATGCCGGGAAGGTCAAACTCTCAAAGGGCCTCATCGAGGACGCCGCGTTCATGCGCGTCGAGCTGGACGACCTGAAGGACAAGCTGAAGGAAGACGGATGGGAAGAGGAGTACCAGAACGGCGCGAACCAGCACGGCATCAAGAAGAGCGTGGCGAACGAAACCTACACGAACGTCATGAAGTTGTACCTGACGACCATGAAGCAGCTGTGCGACATCGCTCCGGAAGGGACTGCCACCGATGAGCTGCTGGACTTCGTAAACGCGAACCGCCGCGCACAGTGAGTTTCCTGAAAGACTACGCGCTCCTGGTACTCGACGGGAAGATCGTCGCGTGTGACAAGATCAAGCGCGTGTACGAGCGCCTGCTGAACGATGCGGAGAATCCGGGGAGGTGGCATCTGGACACCGACATCGGGGGCAGACCGATTCAGTTCATCGAGAAGTTCTGCAAACAGTCACAGGGAAAGATAGGAGAGCCGCTCTCCCTGCAGCTGTACCAGAAAGCGATGCTCGAAACCGCCTTCGGGACGGTCGATGACAACAATATCCGGAGATACAACGAGATCCTGAACATCATCGGACGTAAGAACGGGAAGACGACGCTTCTCTCCGGGATTCAGCTATACATGCTTCTGGCTGACGAAGAAGGCGCTCCGGAGTGCTACCAGATCGCGACCGCGAAGGATCAGGCGCGGAAGGGATACAGGGAGTGCTGCAACATGCGTCTGCAGTCTCCTCTCATCCGGAGGCACGTCCGGAAGAGACAGGAGGATCTGTACTGCGATGAGAACATGGGATTCATCAAGGCACTCGCGTCTGACACGAATCACCTCGACTCCCTGAACTCGCACTGCGTCGTCATCGATGAGCTACACGCGATAAAGAACCGCGACCTGTACGACCTGATGAAGCAGTCGATGTCCTCCCGTGAGCAGCCGATGCTGTGGGAGATCACGACGAACGGATTCGTCCGGAACGGGATCTACGACGCACAGTACAAGTACGCGACGGGAGTCCTGGACGGAACGATCGCGGACGAACGCTTCCTCCCGATCATCTACGAACTCGACAGCCGGGAAGAGTGGGACAAACCGGACATGTGGATCAAGGCGAACCCGGGACTTGGAACCGTGAAGAAGGAATCATTCCTCCGGGGCTGTGTCGAGAAGGCGAAGTCGGATCCGACGTTTCTCCCGACCGTACTCGTGAAGGACTTCAACGTCACAGAGAACGCCGCGCAGACGTGGCTCACATGGGACGAACTGCAGAACGAGCAGACCTTCGACGTGAAGCAGATCAGACCGAAGTACGGGATCGGAGGAATGGACGCTGCAGACAGCGTCGATCTGAACGCTGCGAAGATGCTCTTCAAAAGGCGCGACGATCCGAACCTCTACGTCCTGCAGCACTACTGGATCCCGGAGACGAAACTCGAGCAGACGAAGTCCAGGAAGAATCCGGACGACGCGCCGTACGAATTATGGCAGGCACAGGGACTCATCACGGTGTGCGAGGGGAACAGGGTCGACAAGCGCGTCTTTCTTGACTTCTTCTTGCAACTCCGGGACGAGGAGGACATATATCCGCTGTACATCGGATACGATCCGTGGCACATCGACGAGGCTCTTCTCTCACAGTTCAAGCAGGAGTTCGGGGACTCGACGATGATCCCGATCAGGCAGGGCGTCAAAACTCTGAGCCAGCCGATGAAGGACCTAAAGGCAGAGTTCCAGGGACACCGCGTGATCTACAACAATAATCCGATCGATCAGTGGTGTCTGTCGAACACCTACACGAAGGTCGACGTGAACGGGAATATTCAGCCTGACAAAGGGCAGCAGGCGACGAAGAGAATCGACGGGACCGCCGCACTTCTGGACGCCTATGTAGTTTTGACGCAGAAAGGCGAGGAGTACGAGTCCCTGATCTGAGGACACAGAATGGGAGCACTGGCAAGACTGAGAAACATATTCCGGAGGCCGAAGGACTCCATCAGCATGGTCCAGCTCGTGAAGACGAACGGGAACTACTACATGGCATGGAGCGGGAACACGTATGACTCGGACATCGTGAGAGCCTGCGTGAGGCCGAAAGTTAAGGGAATCGGGAAGTTGAAGGCAAAGCACGTCAGGGAAACCGTGGACGAAGACGGACACAAAGACATCACGGTCAATCCGTCCGCACAGATCCGGATGCTGCTGGAAGAGCCGAACGCAATCATGACCGGACAGATGTTGCAGGAAAAAATGGCGATGCAGCTGTGTCTGAACAACAACGCATTCGCGCTGATCGTGCGTGATCAGATGGGAATCCCGACTGCGATCTATCCGATCGACTGCACGGGAGCACGTGCAAAGTACTCGGACTCCGGGGAACTGTACCTGACGTTCACGATGAAGAACGGGAAGCTGTACACGTTCCCGTACAGCGACATCATTCACCTGAGACAGGACTACTGCGACAACGACATCTTCGGGACACCGATCATGCCTGCGCTCTATCCGCTCCTGAACGTCGTGTCGATCACGGATCAGGGCGTCATAAACGCGATCAAAAACTCGAGCATCATTCGATGGCTCCTGGAGTTCTCGAACGCAATGCGACCGGAAGACCTGAAGACGCAGGCGAAGGACTTCGCCGCGAACTTTCTCGAAGCCGGGGAAGGAACAGGCGTCGCCGCCGTCGACTCGAAGGCGAAGGCAACGCAGATCAATCCGACCGACTACGTCCCGAACGCCTCACAGATGGACCGGACGACGAAAAGAATCTATCACCTGTTCAACACGAACGAGAACATCGTCTCCTCCGACTTCACAGAGGAGCAGTACAACAGTTACTTCGATGCAGAGATAGAGCCGATCGAAGTACAGCTGCAGAATGAGTTCACGCGCAAACTTTTCACGCGCCGGGAGAGAGGATTCGGGAACCGAGTCGTCTTCGAGGCGGGAGCGTGGGACAGCGCGTCGAACGCGACAAAGCTAAACCTCCTGCAGATGGTGGACCGTGGCGCGATGACTCCGAACGAGTGGAGAGCGACGTTCAATCTCGCTCCCCTTCCGGGTGGAGATGATCCGATCAGGAGACTCGACACGGCGACCGTCGCAGATGGAAATACGACAGGGGAAGGAGGAACGGATAACGAATGAGAATCGGAATCAAAGGTTTGATCGTCCCGAACGACGATGCGTGGATCTATGACCTGTTCGAGTTTGAGAACACATCTCCGAAAGCGGTAGAGGACGCGCTGCAGCAGGCAGAGACGACGGGAGAGGATGTCGACATCGACATCAATTCACCGGGCGGCGACGTGTTCTCCGGATCGGAGATCTATTCTGCAATCCGCGCGTACAAAGGCAACGTGAATATTCACGTCGTCGGAATCGCCGCGTCTGCGGCTTCGGTCATCGCCTGCGCTGCACACTCGGACATTTCTCCGACGGCGCAGATGATGGTTCACCGGGTGTCTACCAGCGCGACGGGAAACGTGAACGACATGAATCACGCGGCGGCGATGCTGCAGCAGGCAGACCGTGCAATCGCGGCGGCATACGTCGCAAAGTCGGGAATGTCGGAGCATGATGCGCTCGACATGATGGACGCGGAAACATGGCTCACAGCGCAGGACGCCGTGGACTATGGACTGATCGATGAGATCGCGCAGTCTGCGCAGGAAACATCGCAGACCTCGAGGCTCGCGGCATCGGCGGCGGATATGCTCCCGCCTGATGTCATTGCAACGATGCAGGAGAGGAAGAAGAAGCTGGAAGCAGAGATAAGCCTGATGAGGCTGAAAGGAGTAAGAAATGACGTTTGAGGAGTACACGAAGAAGCGCACCGGAATGCTCGACAGCGCGGAAGCGCTGATTCAGCAGGGAAAACTCGATGAGGCCCTTCAGGTGAAGACGCAGATCGAGGATCTCGACAAGCAGTACCAGCAGGAGAAGGAAGCACAGGAAGAGCTGAACGCTCTGAGAGGACCGGCTCCAGCACCGCAGAAGATCATCGACATGGCAGGCAATCCGGAGATTGCAGAGGAGAACAAAATGGCAAAGGTATACGATGCAACGTCCAGAGAGTATCGCGACGCATTCCTGAAGGAGCTGAAGGGTGTTCAGCTCTCTGACGTCGAGACAGAGGCATACAGGCAGGTCAACGCGGCATTCGTGCAGACCACCGAAAACACGTCTGCAGTGATCCCGACTGAGATGCTGAACACAATTTGGGACCTGGTATCCGGTCAGCATCCGATCGTCGGTGATGTGAACAGAATCGATGCAGGCTGCGCAATCGACATCCCGATTCACTCGTCCATCACGCAGGGCGCAGGGAAGATCGTCGATGAGGGCGTCGCGAACGATGACCTCGAGAACGGAATGAAGAAGGTCACGCTCACTGGCAAGGACTTCTCCGCAAACGTTGACATCTCCTACGCGACCGCACGGATGGCGATCGATGCACTCGAGTCCTATCTCGAGACGGAGATCGCGAACACGATCGGCGCTGCAATGGCAGACCACATCGTGAGCACGATTGACGCAGGCATCTCTTCGGACAACAAGATCACGTCCGCATCGACCGGAAAGCTGGCCTACAAGGACGTCGCCGCTGCATTCGCAGAGCTGAAGAGAACCGCAGGGATCTGCGTGTACATGTCCAGGAAGACGCTCTACACCTACGTCGCAACGATCGAGGACACCGCAGGACATCTCATTTTCGTTCCGAACGCGAACGATGATGCGACCGGAAATTTACTCGGAGGTCAGGTCAAGATCGAGGACTCCGTCGCAGACGGAAAGATGCTCATCGGTGATCCGATGCGTGTCCCGATGGACGTCGTGCAGGACGTCATGCTCGAAACTGACAGGGACATCAAGAAGCACACGATCACGTACGCAGGATACGCTCGTGCAGAGGCAGCTGTCGCAGACGACAAGGCGTTCGCGACTCTGACCGTCAAGACCGCCTGACAGGAGGCTGACTCATGACGACACTGGAAGGTGGCACTCTTTCGGCGGTCGTGGGCGAGGCGAAGAAGTGGCTGCGGATCGGAACGGACAGCACCGACGAGGAGGTTGGGCAGACGATCAACGCCTGTCTGCTCGACCTGTCCAACGCCGGGGTGACGCAGATCGACATCGCGGATCCGCTCACGAAGCAGGCCGTGAAGCTGTACCTGAAGTCACACTTCGGATACGACGCAAACGCGGACAAATTCGGGACGGCATACGAGCACCTGAAGGCATCACTCGCACTCTCCGGTACATACAACACAAAGGAGGAAAGCGATGGATCGACCGGCTGACATCACACTGATCGCGAAGTCCTACGAGAAGGACGACATCGGGCAGCAGATCGAGACGGAGACGGAACGGACCGTCCCGTGTACGCTGACGTCCGTGTCGCGTCAGGAGTGGCAGGCAGCAGGGCAGCAGGGATTTCAGCCGTCGAAGAGGGCGATAGTCTTCACGGACGACTACCAGGACGAAGACGCAGCACGGATCGACGGAGTACTCTACTCCGTATATCGGACCTACGAGAGGGACGACGACCGGACGGAGCTGTACCTAGAGAAGAAGGCGAAGGACTATGAGTGACATCACTCGGATCGACGCTCTCTCGGATGAGATCACATCGGCGCTCGAAGACTTCAACCAGGAAGTGACGGAGGCCGTAAACAAGGCCGCAGAGAAGACCGGGAAGGAAGCTGTGAAGCAGCTGAAAGCGACTTCACCTGTCCGAAGCGACGGGAAGAAGCGCAAGGTGAATCCGGGGTCCTACGCGAAAGGCTGGAAGTCGAAGACGGAGGAGAACGAAGTCGGAGTCGTGAAGGCTGTGGTATACAACTCGAAGTATCCGGGACTGACGCACCTGAACGAGTTCGGACACGTGGATCCGCACACCGGAAAGCGCATCGGAGGCAAGACGCCGCACATCGCTCCCGCAAATGAAAGCGCGGCGCAGATCTTCCAGGACGAAATCTCGAAGGAGCTGTCATGACCTACGAAGAGATCACGGGGGTCCTCAATCAGATGGGCCTCGAATATGCCTACAACGAGTTCCAGTCGCCCCCGAAGGGAGACGCGTACATCGCGTACTTCGAGCAGGCGCGGACGAATGAGTTCGCGGATAACAGGGTCTACAACTCGGAGCAGTCGTTCGCGATCGAGTTGTACACAAAGAAAAAGAGACGGGACCTCGAGGAGAAGCTGATCGGTCTGCTGAACGACACCGAGATCCCTTGGACAGATGCTCCGGAGCAGTACATCGCATCGGACCACATCTACCAGAAAGCGTTTTATGTGTAAGGAGGAACAATGAGCACGACGAAGAACAAGATCAGATTCGGTCTGAAGAACGTCCATTACGCAAAGCTCACGAAGACACTCGACGAAGACACGGGCGCGTACACGTACACCTACGGGGACGTGAAGGCATTCCCCGGGGCCGTGAACCTGTCGCTGTCTCCGGAAGGTGACGCGTCAGACGAATACGCGGACGATGAGATTTGGTCCAGACTGAACGCGAACAACGGATACAGCGGGGACTATGAGTACGAGGTCCTTCCGGAGGACTTCGCGACCGCGATCCTCGGTCTGACGAAGACCACGGGCGGAGTATTCATCGAGAAGAGCGACGTGGATCCGTCTCCCTTCGCGCTGATGTTTGAGATCGCAGGAGACGCCACGAAGAGACGGTATCTCTTCTACGAGGTCAGCACGACGCGGCCTTCCGATAAGGGAAGCACGAAGACGGACTCGATCTCCCCGATTCACGGGACGATGACCTTCACGGCGCGTCCTCGCGCGACCGACAAGCGGGTGAAGGCATTCGTGGACGAAGGGGCCACCGACTACTCGACGTGGTTCAGCAAGGTGTGGGAGGCTGACTCGACATCTTCCACATCAGGATCCTGATACTGCGTAAATATTGACGGGATAGCCGGTACAGTGATTTACACTGTGCCGGTTTTGCCATTTTAGGAGGAACCATGATCGGAACGATTAAGATGAACACGGACGAAGGTCCGAAGGAAATGAGTTTTCGAGCCTGCGGGACGACGAAGATCCGTTACAGGCAGGCATTCGGACGGGACCTCGACAAGGACCTTAACAATTTGGATCCGGACTCTCCGGACTTCGACGGAGAAACCTATGACCGCCTCGCGTACATCATGAACGCATCGGCGGAAGAGAAGGACATGACGAAGCTGAACCATGACACGTACATCGAATGGCTCGAGCACCTCGAAGGATTTGCAACAACGAGCGCATCGAGACAGATCATCTCGATCTACAAAGGAAACAGGATCACGACATCGATAGCAAAAAACCAGTAAGGCCCACGGTCCGGGAGATAAATACAGCCGTGTACATGCTCCGGGCGGCACAGCTGGGCCTGACGATGGAGGACCTCGACGCGCTGGATGAAGGAATGGTGATCGACGTGCTGATCGAGGCAGCAAACGATCAGGAAGAGTACGACATTAAGCCGACACAGGCAGACATCGACAGGCTCTTCGGATGAGGTGAAGGAATGGCGGATCGTATCAAGGGAATAACAATCGAGATCGGCGGCGATACTACAAAACTCTCGCAGGCTCTGAGCGATGTCAACAAGTCCCTGAAGGATACGCAGGGAAAGCTGAAAGACGTCGACAAGGCTCTGAAGCTGGATCCGGGGAACACGGAGCTGATCGCGCAGAAGCAGAAGTATCTGTCCCAGGCGATCGACGACACGAAGAAGAAACTCGAGACAGAGAAGGAAGCACTCGCACAGTTGAACCAGAGAGCCGCAGGCGGTGAGGACGTCACGGATCAGCAGGAAGCACTGCAGCGCGAGATCGTGAACACGCAGTCCTCACTGCAGAACCTCGAAGGCGAAGCGGACAAGATGGGAGACTCCCTCGAGGAGAACTTCAACCAGGGTGAAGAGTCCGCGAAGACGCTGCAGGATACGGTGAAGGACGCCGGGGACAAACTCTCGGAAGCCGGGGAGAAGATCTCCGGAGTCGGGGACAAGGTATCCGGAGTCGGATCCGCGATCAATGACAACGTGTCTCAGCCGATCATGGACCTCGCGAGCAAGTCCGTGGACGCATGGCAGGAAGTCGACGCCGCGATGGATACGGTGACGACCAAAACAGGTGCATCCGGGCAGGCGCTTCAGGACATGCAGGACATCGCGAAGAACATCGCGACGGAGATCCCGGTCGACTTCCAGACCGCAGGCGATGCCGTGGGCGAAGTCAGCACGCGCTTCGGGAGCACGGGAGATCAGCTGCAGGACCTCTCGACGAAGTTTGCGGAATTCGCATCTCTAAACAGTGTCGACGTCACGACGGCGGTCGATTCGACGCAGGCGGCGATGGCGGCGATGAACGTGTCGACGGAGGACGCCGGGTCCTTCCTGGACACGCTGAACGCAGCAGGACAGGCCACAGGCGTATCTGTGACCGCACTGGCAGACAACATCACGAAGAACGGCGCGGCACTGAACGAGATGGGCTATTCGGCCTCCGATGCCGCGATGTTCCTCGCGAATCTGGATAAAAACGGCACGGACTCTTCGACGGTGATGACCGGACTGAAGACGGCATATAAGAACGCATCGAAGGAAGGCAAGGACATGAAAGACGTCCTCGCTGACTTCTCAAAGACGATGTCGTCGAACAAGTCCGACACGGAGAAGACACAGGCCGCGATTGAGATCTTCGGAGCAAAAGCGGGACCGGCTATCGAACAGTTTTGTTCTGACGGGAAGCTGTCCTTCGACGGTTTGGGGACTTCGATGTCCGACTACGCCGGGAACGTGGAGTCGACCTATCAGGAGACGCTCGATCCGATGGATCAGATGACCGTCACGATGAACAACCTGAAGGAAGTCGGGGCGGAACTCGTGGACACTGCGGGCCCGATGATCACGGACGGCTTGGGGACGCTGACGGACGTCGTGAAGGGCCTGAAGGACGCATGGGACGGACTCTCCCCGGGAGCGCAGGACGCGATCGTAAAGTCCGCGCTGATCGCGGCGGCAATCGGGCCGATCATCACAAAGGTCGGAGGACTGATCACCGGAATCGGGTCGATCGTGTCGGCGGGAGGATCTTTCCTGTCGTTCCTCGGAGGAATCGCACCGGCAGCAGGAGCAGCAGGAGCCGGGATCGGACTCTTTTCCGGTCCGCTCCTCCCGATCGTCGGCATCATCGGAGGCGTGGTCGGAGCAGGCGTACTCCTGTACAAGAATTGGGACAGCATTAAGGCAGGCGCGGAAACGCTCGGACAGGGAATCTCTACCACCTGGAACAATATCAAGGACTGGACGTCCGGAGCGTGGGACACGGTGAAATCGACCGTATCCGGGGCGTGGGACGGCATCAAGTCCGGAGTGTCCACCGCTACGGGAGCGGTCAGTCAGACCATCTCCGGGGCATGGGAAACAGTAAAATCGGGCGCGTCTACGGCATGGTCCACGGTATCCGGGACAATATCAGGAGCTTGGACAAACATAACGACGGACACGGGGACGAAGCTGGAAGGCGTGAAGTCCACAATATCCGGGGCATGGAATACTGTATCCAGCAACGCCTCGACGACGTGGGAGACAATCAAAACCAACATCGGGACCGCGATCGACGGAGCGAAGTCATACGTCGATACCGATACACAGAGGATGCAGTCAATCGTAGACGGATTTAAGAGTGACGGGATCACAGGCGCCTTCTCCGCCATCAAGAAGAACTGCTCTGACTCTGTGACAGATCTGAAGGACGCGGTCTCGACCGGAGTCGGGAAGATCGAGGGACTCTTCAGCGGTGCAAAGCTGGAACTCCCGCACATCAAACTCCCGCACTTTAAGATCTCCGGAGAGCTGAACCTGAAGGAGAAGAAGATCCCGTCCCTGTCGGTTGACTGGTACAAGAAAGCGTACGACAACGCGATGATGTTCACGTCTCCGACCGTGCTGCAGACGCCATCCGGGGCGAAGGGATTCGGAGACGGCAACGGAGCGGAACTGGTGGTGGGTATGAACTCCCTCATGAACACGATCCGCGACGCTGTCGGGAACCAGAACGCGGGAGACATCATTATCCCGGTCTATGTCGGAGGGCAGAGGATCGATGAAATGGTGGTCACAGCCGCACAGAGGGCAAATTACAGGTCAGGAGGCAGATGATGTTAGACGACTATCCGATCCTGTTCGACGATGAGAAGATCCCGTTCCCGGACAAGTGGGACGAATCTCCGGAAGTCGTGGAGAACACCTACGAAACGGAAGCGGGAACGGATCAGAGCGACGTCGTACGCTACGACAAGGTAACAATCGGTGTGCAGCACAACGCACTGACAAGCAGATGGACGCAGAAGATTCGCGCGTACTCAAAGAAAGACAGCATCCGGGTGAAGTATTGGGACACGTCTGAGGCGAAATACCAGGAGAGGACGATGCGGATCCGGAACTATAAGCAGTCATTGATCGAAAACTCGAGGAGGACCACGAACACAAACGGCCTGCATTCCGTGAGTTACGATCTCGAGGAGTTCTGAGGATGTATGCAGTAAGTAACGCCTACAAAGAGGCGATGAAAAAGCCGGTCCAGCGCTCGAAAGTCGAGGGAAAGATCGGGAGCATACAATTCTCCGACGTGAATATCCTCTCCGGGAGTTTTTCCATCACGAACCAATGCTCCGGAGAGGATCAGGTGGAGATCGGGACGGTCTACACCGGGGAATTAGACATCACGCTCCTCCCGAACACGGGACTCACGCGAGGAACGCTGCAGGGCGCAGTCATAAAGCCGAACTACGGACAGATGCTCGAGAACGGGACCTACGAGTGGATTCCCCTGGGAGTTTTTTACGTCAGCGAGGCGAGCTGGGGCGCATCCGGAGTCGAAATAAAGGCGTACGACGTCATGTCGAAGTTGGACAAAGCCTGCATCGTCACGCAGACAGCAGGAAGAGCGTATGCACTCGCACAGCTGGCGGCAAAAGCCTGCAGCGTGGAGTTCGATCAGACGTCCGCAGAGTTCGGAGCACTTCCGAACGGGTCGAGAATCATCTCATGTTTCACGGATAACGACATCGAAACGTGGAGAGATTGGTTGTCGTGGCTTGCAAAGACGCTCGGATGCTTCGCGACGGCGACAAGAGACGGGAAGATCCGGTTCGTGCAGTACGGAACGGACGTCGTCGACACGATCGACACGTCACACAGAGTAGCGACGCCGACCTTTTCGGACTTTTCGACACGATACACCGGGATCTCGCTCACGCAGACGTCCGATCAGACCCTGAAGTATTACGGACTGGTAAACGATGACGGGCTGTCATATAACCTCGGATCGAATCCGTTCATGCAGTACGGAACGGATCAGACGAAAAAGGACATGATGTACGAGATCCTGAACGCGATCGCGGTAATCGACTACATTCCGTTCTCTGCACAGATGATCGGGAATCCCGCGTACGATCTCGGAGACGTCCTGCAGTTCCCCGGAGGCGTCGGAGATGACGGACTGCACTGCATCACTAAGTTTACGTGGAAGTTTCACGGAGGATATTCGGCCGAAGGCGTCGGGAAAGATCCGGCAATCGCGAGCGCGAAGTCGAAGACAGACAAAAACCTCGCTGGACTGTTAAGCAACGCCTCGAACGACGCAATATCGTACTACGACTACGTGAACGCAGAGGCGATCCACATCGGAGACGGAGGAAAAGGGCGGATCATCGTTTTTCACTTCGTAACGACGAAGGATACGCACATAGACTTCCATGCAGAGGTCAAATACACGCTGTCCACGACGGAAGACATCGACGAAGACGCGATGACATATACGGAGCGCGATGGAGTCCTGAAGGTGAGCTACGTTCTGAACGGAGAAAACGTGACGGACGTGTTCCCGGTCGAGACAAGACAGGACGGAACACATCTCCTGCACCTGATTTACACGTGGAGAGCGACAGCGAACGTCATCGGAGACTTCGAAGTTTATCTCGAGATGGAAGGCGGGAGCGTCGACATCGGAACAGGAGAATCCCGTGCATACATCGCAGGAACAGGATTAGTTGGTGACGATGCGTGGGACGGATCACTGAAGATAGACGACAAGATCGCGCCGATCGACCTGAGAGACATCATCGTCGAGAACACGATCGGAGATTCTGTCACGACAGAATTTGTCCATGAGGACGAAGCGACCGCATCGGATACGATCGGAGCTGTGGACCTCATGTCGTACCTCATGAGTACGTTCACGGACGCTGTTGGGGCTGCCTACAGGCTGCACAGATTCGATGTGCTGTATTCGACGTCGCTCATGGCGTACAGCGGAACAGAAGCCTCCGGAGGCGTATGGAAGAACGCGTCTGGAACGTCGCAGGGAACACTCACGACGCCGAACTGCACAGTGAGCAATATCATGCAGATAACGTCCAGGCATTCCGGAGACGACGTCGCTTATGTCGTATCCTTCGACGGCGGGACGACATGGTGGACATATGCGGACAAGTGGTCGGAGCCTGACTACACACAGGACGTCTATGGCATGTTCGAGGGGACGATGCGCTCGATCACGAAGGATCAGTGGGCTGAGAAGCTCACCGGGACAATCATGGTCCGCGCGATCCTGACAGAGCAGGCAACCGTGACGGATATTCAGATCTACGAGGAGGAGATCGCAGAATGAAAGGTAAAGTAACAATCGAACTTCATGACGCGAAGACGGGGGAGCTGGTACGCAGAGCAGAGCAGCACAACCTCGTGACGAACGCGCTGAAGTACATCATGAACTGCGAGTCGTCGTGCGGACACGTCCTCGAGGACGATGTGTTCCCGATCGCGACGCGCGGACTCGGAGGAATCCTCCTCTTCGACGGAAAACTCACGGAAGACGCAAACAACGTATACATGCCGGGGACAGGCTCCCACCTGATCGGATACGCGAACGGAGACACGAACGCGGAGGACATTCATAGGGGATCGTACAATTCGGCGGAATCGGGACCGACACCGACAGGATATAAGTCGGTGTGGGACTTCGGAACGTCACAGTGCAACGGAACGCTCGCAGCAGTCGCGAGGACCTCTTTCTACTCCGGACGGTGTCCGTACGTGTATTACATGGGGATCTCCGGAGACACGTGCAGATCAGGAAATCCGTCATCGGATGCATACTGGTATCCGATCAGGTACGACGGTGAGTACGTCTACATGGCGAAATTCAATGAGAACACGATGAGAATCTATCGCGTAAGACGCGCGATGATGACGCACAAAGTCGCAGACTACTCCGGACGCGTGGAAGACTACGAGAAGGTCGCAGAGATCGACACGATGATCTTTAAGTTCACAACAACGGACCCAAGCGGAAAGTCGACGGATCATACATGGCGGGTAAATAACCAGCACCTGTTCATGGACGGACACGACGGATACATCTACGTAATTTACGCCGGGTACGGAGGAGAGAAGACCGGATACACCTTCGCCTGGTACACGCTGAACTACGGGGACGGGAGCTGGACGAAGTCGGACACGCAGACGTTCGACTTCTCCGATCAGGTATACTGCAGCAATTCGAGTTACTCACATTACGAGAATAGCAAGTGGACGACACGGTACGTCAGCTACTTCGACGACTCAAGAATGGTGAGAATTTCGAACAAGCATGTATACGCGGTGTCATCAGACAGAAAGCGGATCCTGCAGGTGAATCTCGATAATGTCGCGGATCAGAGCGACATTCGAATCATCGACAGCTCCTCGAGTGACTGGATCTACAATCTGCAGCAGATCTCTCCGTACAACGGAGGCGTGTACTTCACGGTCTATCACTACACGACGAACGGATATGAGTTCAGGAACGGAATACTGTACGAAGACGGGACGTACATCCTGAACGATTTCGACGGGACGAATGACATGGATAATTGGTACTACGGATGCGATGTGATTGGTGATCACCTGGAGCGGTTTGGGGAATACTCGAACATCTCAATCAGAAGAGGATTCATGTCGAATTATCTCGGGACGATTGCGAACCTGTCGACGGCGATCACAAAGAACGCGAGTCAGACGATGAAGCTGACCTATACGCTGACAGATGAGGAGACGACATCGTGAGCAATTTTCACATCACCTACACAGGGTCATCGAAGGTGATCCGGAGACTGTGCGAGATCGTCAACAAGTGCGCACAGCTCGGGACGTCTCATGATGAGGCGTTCTACGGCGATTTAGGGCAGCAGGCATATGAACACTCGCAGGTAACGAGCGGGAATCCGCATCACGTGACAGCAGAGGACCTCGGACTCGGGAACGTGAACGCGCGGATCCTCGCGATCATGAACGCGATCGGGATGTCCCGTCTCTGGAAGACACACAAGGGAGAGACGATTGTGGACCACGACAACGTCCCGATCATGTTCCACGGTGTCCAGGCAGAGAACCGTCAGTATTTGCTCTGGCATTAAGGAGGCAGTATGGCAGACACGACTACAACCAGTTCGGACACCGGGAAATTTATATCGGACCTCCCGGAGAAGACATCACTTCTCAGCTCTGATCTGATCCCCTTCGATGACGGATCACAGTCCTACAAGGTGAAGCTGTCGACACTGATCAGCGCGATCCCCGGGGCCGTATCCGTGGCAGCATCGAGCGACGGACAGTCCGTCGTGGTGACGCTCCGGGACGGGTCAACGGTGACGATCACGCCGCACGACAGCACGAAGCAGGACAAGCTGACGTTCGACAGCTCCCCGACGTCCGGGAGCACGAATCCGGTCACATCCGGAGGCGTCTACACCGCAGAGAACACGCTGAACGACAAGATTCTCGCAGAGGCAGACACGGCACGGAAGGCGGAGGAGTCGAACGCCAACGCGCTCACGGAGGAAGTCTCCCGCGCAGAGAAAGCGGAAAAGGCCAACTCTGACGCGATCACGGCGGAAGTCTCACGCGCAGAGAAGGCAGAGAAGGCAAACTCTGACGCAATCGCGGCGGAAGTAAAGAGGGCAGAGGCCGCAGAGAGCAGCATCACTGCATCTCTCGACGCGCTGGGTCTGAAAGTAGTGAACGGACAGCTGTGCGCTGTATATCTCACATAAGGAGGACAAAGAATGGCAACAGAAGTAACAGAGCCGATCGCGCTCGACAAGACGCTGCAGAGAGTGGCATCAGCGCTCGAACAGGTCGCGGCAAGCGAAACCGGGGGAGGTGTATGGGGATTCATTGAGGACATGGACGTCAAGGATCCGGAAGACCGCATCATCTACACCGGGGACTCGATCGGGAAAACTCCGATGTCACTGAACAGTGACGGAAGCGTGAATGAAGGCGGATGGGCCGACTTCATCGATCAGCTGAATAACCATCCGTGGATGGTGAAGTCTGACGGAACTCCGGACTATCGTCTCATGGACACGGACTACACAAAGAAGATGGACGGAACCGCATCAGATGTGGCGAACACGGACTACGACGGCGGCGCCTTCGCGTGGATCCGCAGGATTTACAAGTCGGAGAAGATGTACGGGAACCGACGTGCCGTGTCTTTTAGGCTCACAGCTGCAGAAGGCTATGAGCCGGTCGGATTCCGCGATCCGAACGACAACGTGCTCGAGGGCATCTGGATCCCGATGTTCTATGGATCGAAAGACAGCAACGGAAAGATGCGCTCGCTCTCCGGAATGCAGCCGATCTATTCGAACACGACCGCACAGGAATACACGGCGATCTCTGCTGTCGGAACCAGGGCGGCGTTCTACGGAGGCGGAATCGCAGAAACGCTCACGGATATCCTGATCATGCTATGTGGATCCACGGACGTCCCCGGAGTGATCGGGACCGGAAACTGCTCCGGATATGACAGCTCGAAGTCTCCGACCAATGGCGTTCTCGCGAATGCCTGTGTCGGATCCGGGAGATGGTACGGAACCACGACCGGAAAGGCGCTGAACAAGTACTTCCACAGTATCGTCCTCGGATCATACCAGCAGTGGCAGAGAGATCCGTACAGACTCCTGATCAACGGGACGTACTACGTCTCGAAGAACTACACCTACGACCTCACGGGTGCGAAGTACACGAAGACGGATGTCACGGTCCCCGCGGCGGTGTCCGGAGTGTATCCGCACTACTACAAGACCGTCGAGGGATTCGGAGCACTTCCGACAAGCAACGGCGGATACAATGGAAGCTCATCGACGGGAGGATGCGACGGATTTTGGGCTAACATCACAATCACTGCCGTCCTGCGACGGTTTGCCCACGCGGACGGCGGCCTGCTCTGTGGTCCTCGCGCGTGTGTTGCGCACGATGATGCCGGGGCTGCCTGGTGGAACGTCGGCGCCTCGCTCATTCTCCTTCCACCTGTCGGCGTCGCGGCGTAAGCCGCAGAGCCGATCGGGGGACCGGGGGACGTCCCCCGGATAACTCCGGGAAGAAACACATAAATTGAATTAACAGGGGAGTTCTGCGGCGCCTTCATGGGCGCCGTCCTGCAACGGTTTGCCAACGCGAACAACGGCCTGATCTGTGGTCCTCGCGCGTGTAATGCGAACGATGATGCCGGGAATGCCTGGTGGAACATCGGCGCCTCGCTCATTCAACTCTTTTTTGGAATATCGACCAAAGCCGCAGAACGACCTACCCCGCAGGCGGATGAGACGCCGCTGAATCGCCATTATTGGGACATGACAAGGGAAAATGATGCCGAACAGGGCAGGACACGAAACCGGTCGAGGCCGTGTTCTGTAGGAGATAGAATAAAAAATCTTCAAAACGCGAAATGAAACATTACAAGTACCTGTTTGCAAAGATGCTGGATCTGAAGCTGATCAAGAAGGCGTATAAGAAATTACGCAGAGGTAAAACCAAAAGAACAGATATCCAGTATATAGACGCTCATCTAGACAGGCAGTCAGCGATCATGATGGTTCGCCTGTCTAACACTCATCCGGGAGCAGAACATCCGGAATTCGCCTTCAAAGGTACGAAGAGTCACAAAATGAAGACGATCATGGAGCACGGGAAGATCAGAAAGATCTACATGCCTCGGATCATCGAACAGTGGGTCCATCACATAATCGTGATGGTGCTCGAACCGATCATAATGAAGGGAATGCACAGAGGGACATGCGGATCCGTCCCGAAGCGCGGGTCACATTACGGAAAGATGCTGATCGAAAGCGCGATCAGGAAGGGAAAGCACGTCCGGAACTACGCGCAGCTGGACATCAGGCATTATTACGACAGCATCCGGATGGACTTCGTGAAGCGATTCCTGGAACAGATGATAGAGGACGCATGGATGGTTTACGTCGTCATGCTGTGCTTCTACGGATTCGAGAAGGGACTCCCGCTCGGATTCTACATCAGCACATGGATCGCGAACTGGATCCTGGAACCGCTCGACAACATCATCACGGAACTCGGGATCACAGATCACTATCGATACATGGACGATATGCTGATGTTCAACGAGAACAAGAGAAGGCTGCATTCCGCCGTGGAGGTGGTGAAGCAGTTCCTCGGACGGACCTACAGGATGAGGATCAAAGGGAACTACAAAGTAGCGAAGTTTGAGTACACGAAGAGAAACGGGAAGACAGTAGGATCCGCCGTGGATATCCTCGGATTCGTGTTCCATAGGTCACGGACGACGCTCCGGAAGAAGATCCTCGGAAACATCACACAGGAAGCGAAGAAGATCGAGAGACGAAAGAGCGAAGGACTCCGGATACAGGAGAAGGACGCGAGGGCGATGCTCTCCGGAATGGGATACATCAGCGAGACGGACACATATGGATATTACGAGAGAAACATCAAAGACCGGATCAACGTGAAGCAGCTCAAACGCATAGTGTCCAAAGCGGACAGAAAGGCAAACAGATATGACAGACTGGACAGAGGAAAGGTGCAGTTCGCAGCCTGATGAAGTGCAGGCGATCTCGAGTGGGAAGATCATCCAGAGACGGAACATCGAGAAGGTCGATCATGCAGAGGAAAACGGAATGCCTGCGTACACGGAGTACGTGTGCGAGAGCAGGAAGATGACCGCAGCAGAATATGCGATGCTGAAGGCAGAGGAACAGGACGCGGCGATCGACGATCTCACGATCGCATCACTCGGAGGTGAAGCATGAGCACATGGTTCAACAGGCTGACAAGGCTGTACAGCGCAAAGAGGATCACGAAGGCGGGGCTGAAGACCGCCGTCGAGAGAGGCTGGATCACTGAGGAAGAGTATCAGCAGATCACAGGCGAGGCGTACGCATGACGACAGAGGAAATCTGTCTGCAGCAGAGCGAGACGATCGAGAAGCAGGCGCATCTCATCGTCTCGCTTTTGCGAGAAGTGATGCAATACAGAGAACTCACAGCGGAAGAGCAAAAGATCATCCAGGATGACTCCTGGGACACAATCGAAAAGTAAGGAGCAGAAATGGCAGGGACGGACTGGATTGGACTGAAAGACTTCGTTGAGTGGCTGGCATCGACCGGAATCCTCGGAGGGCTGATCTGGTATCTGGAACACAAGACACAGCGCCGTGAACAGATCCGGGACAAGAAGCAGGAAGAAGAGAAGCAGAAGGACCTCGAAGAGCGGAAGAGACGTCAGGAAGAGGTGGATCGGCGCGAGAAAGAACGACAGCAGAAGCAGGACGAACGGGAACGGAAGCATGATGAGATGCTCTCGACGATCGTCGACAGCATGGACGCGACGATGGAGCTGTCGGAGGCCACAGCGAGAGCCGTGCAGAGGATTCCGGACGCACACTGCAACGGGGACATGGACGCGGCACTGGACCGCGTGAAAGAGGTCAAGGAAAGCAAGGCGAAGTGCTTCAACCGATACGCGATCGAATCGATCCGGAAGGAGGAAAACTGATGGATATTCAGCAGTTTATGACACTGCTCGCAGGACTCACGGTGATCAGTGGGATCATCACGCAGACATGGAAAAGGGCGTTAGAGAAGACGCCGTCGAATCTGATCGCTATGGCAAGCAGCTTAGTGACCGGATTCTTTGGGACTATGATCTATGCCTTCGCTGCAGAACTCCCGATCACAGGGAGAACGATCGTGACAGCACTCATCATGGGAGCCGCTGTATGGATCTCATCTATGTGCGGATATGACAAGATAAAGCAGCTGATCGAGCAGATCGGAGGCGCGAAATGATCATTGATGTCTCGGAACATAACGGAACCGTGAATTGGGATCGGGCAGATCTGGTGACTACGATCGCGATCATCCGCCTCGGTTATCGCGGATACGGGAAAACCGGATCGCTGGTACTCGACAGACAGTATCAGAAGAACCGCTCAGAGTGTGAAAGGCTCGGAATCCCGTTCAGCCTGTACTTCTTCCCGCAGGCGATCACGGACGCGGAAGCGGTCGCAGAAGCGGAATTTGTCGAAAAAGAGGCGAAGACCATGAAGTCATTCGTCCTCCCTGTCTTCCTGGACTCGGAATTAGCAGAGCCTAACGGAAACGGACGCGCGGACGGCCTCGACCGGGCGAAACGGACGCGGATGCTGAAGATCACGGCGGAGCACATGGAAAAGGCCGGGATCCCTGCGGGAATCTACGCCTCTACGAGTTGGCTGCAGAACAGACTCGACATGACACAGCTGAATTATCCCGTATGGGTAGCACAGTACGCCAACTTCTGTACATATACGGGATCAAAGATCCTGTGGCAGTACACGTCGAAGGGGAAGATCCCCGGGTTCACCGGGAACGTCGATCTGAGTAAATCTATGGCGGATTGGTCATGGAAGGCGAAGAAGACGAAGAAGGAGAAGAAAGTGGACACATACACAGAGAAGGGATACACGCTGCACGATGTGAAGTTCGGGGATCGTGGCGAAGTAGTCCGGTTCATGCAGCAGTTACTCACCGCGAAGGGATTTAAGTGCGCGGAAGATGGCATCGCAGGCAAGGAAACGATGAACGCCGTTGCAGAGTACCAGGCGTCGATCAGGCGGACCGTGTGCGGACATTGCACGTGGAAGGAGCTGCTCAAATGATCGGGCTGATCGTGATCTCTGAAGGAATCAATCATCCATAATGTGAGGAGGAATCATGACAAACATCTCGGAAATGAAGAACGCGGTCATCAAGATCACGATGCACGACGGAGGATTCGACACGTGGAAACTTGGAGAAGACTGCGCGAACTACAAAGTGAACGGAAACGCGTTGATTCTCCTTGGAGATAACGGAGAGTGGCTCGGATGGTACAACCTGAACGACGTTCAGATGTGGCATGTGACCGATGATCCGGTCATCGAAACGGGAATTGCAGGGGAATAACAATCACAGAAGAAAACGTATATACGTTTTAGCGGCAGGTCGATCGCCCTAGGGGATCAGCCTGCCGCCTTTTTGCTT